CTCACGTCTACATTAAGTTTACGAAGAAGGGAAGATATACTTCTACCTTTGGAATCACATACCCAACAATGCCATCTTTGAGTATCTAAATTAACCTGCAGTTTCTTTTTGTGGTGGTTACAAAAAGGGCAATGGTGGGCTTGTTCATTTCCTTTTAGAGATGAACCAACTCCCAATGCAGAGTCTAATATATTGATTATTTTTAATTTGTTCTTACCCGATAACATAATTTAGGTTATATCCACAAAAACTTATACAAATATACAACTTTTTTGTGTATTATCCAAATTATTATTATCCAAATTTAGAATTTTTTACATCAATAAGAAAATCCGCTAAAAATTGAAGTTTTGCAGCTACTTGTTCTCTAGGTTGATTTGCTAGAACTATTTGTTTTAAATCTAATAATGATGCTGCTGCGATTGAATGTGCATCATCTTTTGAGTTTAAGTATGCATCGGAGATACCATACTTTTTTGAAATTTCAGTAAGTGTCATAACGTTTGTTTATTAATATATATCCTTTCGGAAGAATTTTCCCATTAAATTTTCATTAATAGATTGTGGGTCACTCAAAACATCTAATTTGAACTGCCACCAAACTTCCCAATATGTAAGTGATTTTTTACTAAAGCAGAATTGGATGATTTCTCTTTCAAAATCTCCACCTCTACCTTCTTTTACTTCTGATTTAATCCATTCGTTTGATGAATAGTATTTCTCCCAATCGGAAGCTTTACGAACTACTCTTTTACGAACTTTTCCCTTTAGGGGTTTTAAACGGCGAGTTGAAGTAAGTGATTTTTTACCAATATAGAATTTACCAGTTGGCGTGTGTATTATTTTATAGACAAACCCAACAGCACCTTCAGGTGTGTTTTCTTCTGTAACAATATTTCCCTTAAATTTCCAAGACATTATTTTGTTTTAGAAGTCTGAATGGTATCAGTGTATTTTTTTGAACTATTGTATCCACCTGTTGTACCACCAATTGCACCACCTCTAAATTTAGATAAATCAGAATTCATTAAATCTTTTGAATTTTGAAATGGTTGCTCTACACCAATAGGAGTTTTATCTACACCCTTTGTATTGGCTTTTGAATCGCTTGGTTTTTTAGTTAATAAAAGTTCTACTAATTTTGACATGTCTATGTGTTTTACTTATCTATAAATATAACCTTATGTATCAAAACGAATTATAAAATTTACTGGATAATCAGGTATTGATTTAATTGGTTGTGGAAGTTTTGCTACCGCAACCATATTTAGTTGTTCATCATACAATCCTATTGTTGTAATAAAAGGTGCTAAATAAGAACCAGTTCTATCTAATGATGAACTATATTCGTAATCGGCAAATCCACCCTTTTTGTTAGAATCTATTGATGAAGTAAAACTATGAAGTTTTATTCTACCAACCGTTCCATCGGGATCATAATCAACCGCCGATGGATTTTGTGATACATTAAATTCGTTTTCTAATACTGATATAAAAATTTCATTTTCAAATATTGTTTTTGTAGAACGATAGTTTAAATTAAATGTATTTAACATTGAACCACTTTCAACATCTCTAGTAACAATCACCAAACCTCTATCATAAAATATATTTCCCGCTACATTGCTACCAGAATCTAGAAGATTTGAGTATCCATCATCCGTATAGGTTTTTGAAGTTGTTTCATCTTCTAAAATAACGGTACCCGGTTTTATACCTTCTCCATAATATACTTGGGAAATCGGTAATACAACCAATTGATTGTTTAAATTTCTTTCATCCGTAGATGCATAAGATTTTCTCCTTCCTACTTCCGTAAGGACTGAAGCAGTGGATGCATTTCTATAAAATTGTGCTTTAATAGAACGAAAAAGAGCCTGTTTAGAAATACCATATGATTTTTCTTCAATTTCTTCATCATAGTTTCCAAAACTACCACTCTTTGCAAATATCGGATTTATGTCATTTTCATCTAAAGTCCACTCTTTGTAAACTTTAATAGGTCTTACCACAATATCCGATTTTGGAATTTCTTTAAGCATTAAAATGAATTTTATATAAATATTCTACAAATGAAAAACCCCCTTTAAAGGGGGTTCTCAATATAGTTAAGATTTAATTAGAATGATAATTTCACTTTAACTAAAACTTCTTTATCAAAAGATTTAACGATAGGTTGTGATGTTTTGGCAACAGCAACACATTCGTTTGCATCATTGTATAAACCAATAGTTGTTAAGTAAGTTTGTGGGTCAGTTTCAAATGTAGTTTCTACAAAAGAACCATCACTATTTACATATGTTGGATTATTTGAGTAGTTAAATTCTCTATTAGTTGCTCTTACAAAGAAGTGTTGAGTAGAAATGTTTTCAGTTCTACGTGCTTCAAAATCACCACCAAACTTAATAGCTGATAACAATTTGTATTGATTGAATTGTTCTCTATCTTGTGCTAAATTACCTGCTAAACTTCCACTAATTTGATAATTACCATCTTTAGTGTAAATAGTTTCAGTTGCAATTAAGTTTCCAACAACCGATGCAACAGCATCAGCGTTAAGAACGATAATTCCTCTATCAGGATAGAATAATCCAAATCCTTCACCATTTGAACCAGTTGGAGTTTTTATAGTTGCTTCATTTTCAGTTCCTAAATTAAGAGAACCAGAAACAACTTTAAATGTTCTACCACTTAATCCTAAATCATCACCAAATTTCTTTCCACTATTATCAATAAAAGTAAATGTACCGTTTGAACCTCTTAATTTTAATGACCAGTTACCAGCATCCATTTTTTCTCTATAACGGCTTCTCGCAATGTTTATAAAATACAATGAATTTGCATCAGTAGCTGTACCTGCAGAATTCTCAAATGAGAATTTAGTATCGGTTGGGTCTAACAACATTGCTCTATATTGTGCGTATGTTGCTTTGGTAGCTAATAAAGCAGAATCATTATCTGCTAAGTTCATAGAACCACTACCATTTACATGTCCATAAGCAATAGCAAATTGTACTTCTGCAGAATCGGAATATAATGCTGGATTATAATCATAAACATTAGTATAGTAATATCCACTTTGTGCTATTGATTGTGCGGATGCTGTAAAAAATTGAGTTAAGGAACCAGAATCACCGGTCCATAGACCAGTTGTAACCACTTCTACTTTTGCGTTTACCTTATCAAAATCACCAAATCTTTTATAAATACCGGTTGTAACACCAGAAGTATTTGTTGCAATTTGTTGACCTGCAGGTAATACACTATTAATAAGTGATACTATCTGATTTGTATCAACCGTACCAGTATTAGCTAATGCTGCTATTTGGGCGGTTATATTAGGGTCATTAATTAGTGCCATTTTTTATTTCTTTTTTTATTATGGTTTGTAAGTTACAGTTACTGGAATAGTTTGAGAACCACCGGTTTCATTACCATAAACTGTCAATGTAGTTGCAATATCAATTGTTAAGTTTGGATTAGGTGTAAATCTAAATTCTAATCCACTTACAACTTGTGCAGTTGTTGTGATTTCTTCTCCTAAAAATACTGGTACAGTTCCAGTTGCGGTTGCTCCTCTTACTACAGTAAGTGTACCTGCTCTTTGGTCTGCCAACACAACAGTGTAACCAGCACTACCATTTCCTGCTGGAGATGTAGTTGGTAATAAAGCAACACCACCTTCGGTTTGATTTACTGCTACTGACGGAACACCCAATCTTACAGTTGGGATTTGTGTAGTTCCTTTAGGAAGTGTTACCAATTTATATCTCAATACTTGAGTTTCATCTGGTGAAGCTTCCGTAATAGGAATTGCTCTGATTGCTGAATCATAATAAGCCGAACCCTTTGGGTGTGCTGGCTCATATAATGTGTAATCAATCTCATCATCACCTAAAGCGAACTTTGTGATGTTTAAAGACTGACCGGATGCTAATTTTTGTCTACCTTTTTTGGTAAGAATTGCATCAACTGTGATTTCGGTATTATCTAAATATGCCATTTGATATTGTTTTTATCTTTGTTTTCTAAAATAAATATAACCATTTAGTATTTTCAATTTTAATCTACTTCCAAAATTGGTTCTCCACTACCTCTACCAGTCTTAGCAACTCGTAGAATATTAGGATTAGTTGTAAATGTTTCTACAGGATCTAAACCATCTGGTGTTGTTGCCGCCGTTTGTTTAGAACCTTTAAAATATGAACGTTGTAAACCCTCACTTAATCCATTAACAAATTTGTAGTGGGTTGGAAGGTATCCATTAATTGCAGTTACCGCTGTTATATCGTTTCCTATCGCTATACTACCACTAAATGGTAACAATGAAACATAATATTTATCTTCATATGTTGTTATTGTACTATATACAATTGGACCAGATGTTGTAGTTGGATATCCTCCGGTTTGAACTTTTTTCTTCTTAGCTTTTGTTTCTTTAACTAAAAATGCACTAACTCTACTACCAGTTGTTTCCAAATTACCAAATACATCATCATATGCTCTATAAACTGAATTACCTCTTTTCGCGTACAAACCAAATCCTAAATTAGCTCTTGAATTTTTATCCATTCCAATTTGTTCAACCGAAAACGCATCAACTTCACCATATAAACTCGCTCCAGTTGGACACTGAATATTGATTGAACCCGTATTTGGATAAGTTGGGTATTCCGTTTCAAATAGCCCACCAACATTATAATCAATAGTACCACCATAAGTAGGATTTGTACCTTCAACAATTGTTATAGAATCAGCATCTATGGTACTATCATAATTGTTTATATCGGTATTTAAAATTGTTAAATTTGTTGCATCTAAATTACTTTCTTTTACATCGTAAGTAGATTCAATTTTATCATTTTCTTGATTATCAATATAAACTTCAAAATCATTTCTTAATGATTCAGGTTTGTTCCACTTAACTTTACTTCTTTCTAAAAAGTGTGGTTCAATTAATAATCCTTTAGAGATTTTAGCTCTTGCAGGTGATAAATCTGTCAGTACTTCAAATAATGATTTATCAATATATTTAACTAATTGAATGTATTCGTAAATATTTCTATTTTCTAATCTTTCAAAATAATATTCTCTTAATACATCTAACTGTCTATAATTTTCTCTGTATTCATCGGAAGGGTCTCCAATATAATTATCTATATTAAAATCTCCAAATGCTTTTAAGATATCCATATTCAACTCCTTGATTGGGGAGAAGAACAATCCTAAACGATTTGAATCAACAGGTGCTCTATCAAACGCTTTTTCAGTTGCTCTAACTTTATATGAAAGATTTGTTTTTAATGTTTGTGTTTCAAATCTAATCTTATTAGAATAATTAAATCCTAATGATGGAACGGTAGCAGTTACAGTTCTTTCATATGGTGTATATTGATATGGATAAGCAGAAGCAGAATACATATTACTTGCACTCGCAAAAGGTTCTCCATAGCTTGTGTTAATTGCAACATTCTTAATAAGTGAATCTTTTGTTCTATCTTTTGGATATTCAAAATCTAATCTGAAAACTAAATCTGCTGTGGATGCGGTATATGAGTTACCATTGATTGAATCAGGAAATAATGTATGATTTTCAAATTTACTTCTTTGTAGTGGAACTTCCCATAAACGTAATTCATCTACATTACCTTCAAATCCATTACCACCAATTTGTAAAGATGAACCACTTTCCCATTGACCATCTCCCGTCAACAATGACATACTTACCGAAGTAATTATTCTTTTACCATCGGTTGTTGCTAACCATACTTCATATTGTGAACTTGCACCAGGATAGTTATAACGATTAATAACAATATTTGAATAATTTTCCATAGAAATAGGAAAATCTAAACTACCGGTAACCAAATCAGGTCCATAAACATACTCTACGGTTGATGCAAAATAAGTTGTAGAAACTGATGCACTTATGAATGGCGTTTCAACATACGCAGACGCTCCCGCATCACCGCCAAAATTTAATTCCAATCTACCAAATGAGCCAGTTGTTTTATATAAATTTAATGCCCATTCACTTCCTGAAATTAGTGTTACATAATTTGTAGGAATCTTTGATGGTAAAATTCTAAATTCAATACAATTAGGATAATCGCCAGTTTGTGCAGTTGTATGCCACGGAACTTTAATATTTGAACTACCATTTTGATTTAAACTTCCTGTTAAAAATATTGCTGCGGTTCTATCTTCAAATGTAAATTTACTACTTCCTCCTTTGGTTGGGTCTTGTGGTCCACCAAATTCCATTATTGTCAACATAGATTGAGGAACACCATAACAAGCCATTGCAGCCTTTAATGCTCTTCCAGTACCTTTGTGCTTTAATAGATATGGTAAGTTATTTAATATTCTTCTCCAAACTTCATTATTTGCTTGTTCAAGTGGCATTGAATATAAAGCGTTACCTTCTCTATTAGTACCATAAACATATTCCCATAAAAAGTTAGTATTAAAAGCCTTTTTGGGATTCCAACCCATAGATGCCAATAAAGGTTCAACCAAAGAATTTATTACACCTTTTGATTGCTTTTCTTCAATTAAATTATTTGATTTTAATGCATTTATATACACCCAAATAATATCAAAGTGTTGACCAATCATATCCAAAAATACTAAAAAGTCATTATTATTAAAGTCTTCTTGTATATAAAGTGGTATATTATTTGAAAGATAGTTTACATTATATTTGTCATAAAATTCCGAAGAAGCTAAAATTGTGTTATACCAAGTTAGTGCTTGTGTTGTATTTGATTGGTATAAATAATATCTAAAAATACCATCTCCACCTTCTGCTAAAAATTTTGGATATGCTAATGAATTAGTAGATGTGTATAACCATTTTTCAAACCCATCAAAGTTTTGAATAATAGTATTGATTTTTTTAAGAAGTGAGCCTCTTTCATTTATTGAATCTGAACCATATAATATTGGAGTTTCATAAGATAATTCAAAATCACCTGTTTCAGTTGCTATAAATTCATCACCATCAATCTCTGGCGTTCCTGCTCCTAAAACATCTTCGGTTAATACTCTACCTACATCAAATGTTTGCTCTGAAATTAAGTTGTATTTTTGAATATATCCTAGTAATAATTCTAATTTGTAAAAGAAGTTATTAACTCTTTCTTCGGCAGAACCAAAATGTACAAAATTATTCCAAACATATTCAGAACCGCTCACATAGGTGATATTCAATTTTGAAGTATCAATACCAGTATCTTGAACATATTTGTTATATAATAAATTCGTTGAGTATGAGCCCGTTGCTAACAAATCATCAAATACCTGAAATCCAATACCATTATCCGGTTCTACTCCAAAGTTAGGTCCTTTTAATGGTTTACATTCAAATGCACTATCACCTATCAATCTTATATTATCAATAATTGGATTTGATAAAATTTTAGAAATCCAAACTTGTTGATTTTCTTGAACAGTAGTTGGAAGTGGTTCGTATAATTTTAAGATTAGGGAATTTTCAGAACCTGTCCAAACTGTTATTAATTTATTATCACCTTCACCAAAATGTAATAAATGAGAAAGATACTTTGAAGTTCTTTCTCTTAAAATATTCTTATCAAATTGAGAAGTTATAGCACTTGCTATTCTATTAATTGCTACTTCTCTTGGAATTGTGTATTGACTTTTTACAAACTTAATAGTTACAAACTCTTCCTTACCGATTACAGTTTCATATCCGCTTATATTATAAGGAACTAATTTTAAATTAAGAACTATATTTAAAGTATCTTCGGCGATATTTTGTCCGCCTAAATTTAAAAGTTCTTTTACATTCAATTTTACAACCCCACTACTTCCAGCCTGAACATACTTATCTCCGTTAAAAATTCTTACATAATCGGTATCTACTGAATCAAATGAAATTTCAAAATTAACATCAGTACCCGCAAAGTCTGGTCCAAATAATTCAGATGGGTATGAAATGTTTCTTATATCAGGAACTCCAACATATACTTCACTAACTACATTTAGAGAAAATTCTAACGGGTCACCATCACCTACTCCTACATTACCCAATTGTAATCCAGTTCTTTTTTCTCGCGATGGTATTAAAACTATTCTATAATTTCCTATTTTAGTAAACGCATCTGCTGGTAAGGTTATTATTGCTGTAGGGTCACCATTATCTAAATTTGAAAATTTAAAAACATCGCCGCCAATATAAACTGCTAAATCACTAACACTACTGCTTTTTCTTATTGCAATAGGTAATTGAGATTTACTATTAATATTGTATTTTTTCAGTATTTCCGAATCAGGATCTACAAATGAAATTGTTGGTTTATTCGTTATTAAAACTGGTGCTTGTATTGTTTCAATCTCAATCTTTAAATTACCATCCGCTACAAAATTTAATTGAACAGTTGCATTTTCCGGTGTTATTCTTACTAAAGGTCCACCTGGTAAAAATTCTTCTATGTTACCATTTGAATCGGTTACTAAAATACGAGAAATTAAATATTGAGTTTTATCAGCAGTATTTATTGAAATTGGAGTTCCCGCTAATTCCGTAAACGTATATTTTTTATTCGTAGTTAATGTGCTCGTATTTAATCCAATATACGAAACTGAATCTTGTAATCCAAATAGATTAACTTCAATTGTTACTTCATCTGATTTTACCGGTGTATCAATTGGTTTTGTATTTTCTAATTGAAAAACAAAATCAACTAATTGATTACTTTCATCAAAAACAAATGGTTGTTGTATTCCATCTTTAAAATATTGAATTTTAAATTTGTATGGTGATATATTAGAATATACTGGTTGATTATCTCCCGTTAGTGGTTGAGAAAAATCCGGTATCAAACGAGTCTGATAACCAAATAAACTGTCACCTAAATTAATATTAGCTAAAGCATTAAAATTAAATTGAATATTACGCTCAACACTTATAGTAAATTCATCACCCGTTTTGTATCCTTCTTTTAATACAGTAATTTTTTTTGAACCGTTTTGAATTAAATCATCTAAAGATACATTAATTTTATCGGTAGTAGTTTTGAAACTATTTTCTCCATTAATAATAATTTGAGAAGGAACGTTTGAAGAAATGTTTACAATTAGATTTCTGTTTTGATTAATTGTTCCTGCGGCATTTGGGTCATTTGAAATCGGAATGTTTGTTCCACCACCAGAAGAAATACCGCCTCCACCACCTGACGATATATTACCGCCTGCATCAAAACCTGCGGTTATCTGTGTGGTAGTTCCAATACCATATCCACCCTCACCAAAATTTTGTGTTCCAAAACCTAAGTCAAAGAATGGATTTTCACCATCATCTAATCTATAAACTCTATCGTATCTTCTCATCTAATTTATAAATATTTTATTGTATGTTTTCTCTTTGATTCATGTCTCTTTCAAAAATTTGTTCTCTACCACTACCCGCTCCAAAAAAGTTATCATAAGAGCTTCCACCTCCTCCACCTCCACTTATGACATCAGATTTAACAGGTAAATCTATCCTAATTGGAGTATCATCTATAATTGGTTCTTTTGGTGGTGCATCTATAACTTTTATTTCACCAGTAGACGGTGTTTCCTTTTCCACCGGAGTTATTATTTGTGGTGGTGAGTCATCTATTGGTAGTATTGGTAAAAGTTTTTTCTTAAACTCTCTTTCAACAGTACTTATTTCTGGCTTCTCAATAAAAACTCTTCTAGTTTCAGGTGTTCTTGCATCAATTTTTTCATCCAAAGTTTTTGTTTGTAAAATTTTTGCCGCATCATCCATACTAACATCAGTTGTATTTTTAGCCAATGGATTTAATTGTTCATCTTTTGGTGGAAGATAAAATGTAATAGCGTTTACAATTAAAATATCTAGCAATTTCATAATTGTAGCTTCCGATAATTGTAATGAAGGTTTTGTTTTTTTAGGTTTGCCGTAATTCGGGTCTTTAGGAAAAGATACTCTATTTGTAAATTCATATTGTGCAGATTCAATAAATTTTTTGTGAACATTTGCTGCAAATAAATCAAAATTTTGTATTTTATATTCCGTTTTCAGTTTATTATAAAATGCTTCTCCAAATGTTAATTTCAAAGTATCAATTATTAATGATGGAGTTGTTGATTCAATCATTTTAAAAACATTATATATAATATCACTTTTAAAATCACCATTTGTATAAAAAATATTGAATCGGTTTTTAATATCTTCTGCATTTGGACTTGTCATTAAAGGAAATAATCTTACTTCAGTTCTTGAAGGAGATATCTCACTAATCCAAACTTTGTCTTTTTCTTGATATGAACCTAATCTTTTGTTTATTAATGAAATTTGTGTTTTAAAAACACCATTTGTAAAACCAGCTTCTTTTATTAATCTTTCAACATCAATAAAAAATTCAGAAGGTAAATTATTTCTTGTCATTGTTGTACCTTCTGCTAATAAAAAATAATTATTAATATTAGATGTTGTTAGTGGAATATATCTTACTCTGCCAAAACCTTTTTGTGGTAATTGGTTTTCCGAAGAATCATACATTATAAATTCAATCAAATCATCTTCACTTAATCCAAAGAAAGATTGCATATCACCTTCTTCAAAGATTTTTCTATCTTTTGGATTAATTCTAAACGCTTTGTTTTGAACTACTTCTTTAAAATTTTTTAATCCTTCAGCTGCCATAATTAACTACCTCCTGTCCATTTATCACCGGACTGTTTTTGTATTGATACTGGTACGGATACATTTGATTTTTCAGTTTTACATAACAATGCACCTTTGTAACTTTTATCTGAAGAAAAATTAACTCCAGCGGTTGGTCTAAACTCGTCTATTTTATTCTGAATTGTTTTTATTGTGATAAATTTAGTTTGTTTCGGTTTTAATGTAAATGAAGCAACGCTTTCAAATGAACCAGCTATTTCACCAATTTGTTCAAATGTTAATTTAATATCTTCTTTTGTAAAGTTATAAAATTCCAAATCTGGTCCATTAATCCACGTTCCTCTACCATCATCCTTTGCTCTACCTCTAAACGTTAAATCGTTTTGTCCAGCTTCTCCTTTTTGGATTACTTTTACTGAAAATTCCGTACTTACTCTTGCACCTTCAGCCTGCTTAGCTTGTTTACCCTCAAGTATCTCTCTTAACTGGTCAGCTTGTTCTTTTAAAGATTGATTTCTTGCTGTTAATGATACTCTTTGAATTGCTTCGGCAGTTCCTTTTTGTATAGCGTTTGTTAAATCATTAATAGTTGATGATATTTTTAAATTTGCTTGATTAAGTTGGTTTTCAAAAGATGCCACTAAAATTTTTTGTGCATCTACATCAACTCTTAAACTTTCAGAAACAATTTCTAATTCATTTACTTTAGCTCTTAAATCTTCAACAATTGTATTTAATCTAACTACTTCCGCAGTTAAATCAATCACCGATTGAGTTACTTCATTATATACTGGTCTTGGAACATCATCATTAGGTGGCGGTGGTGCAATAGGTATAAGTTCAAATATTCTTGTATCTACTGACCTTATTAATTCCGCTTCATTATATTTTGGCTTTTCCAATCTAGCAGAAACTACACCATCTCTTGTATTATTTTCATCAAATAAAAAAATATTATCCGATGGTCTGAATAATACACCAGAACCACTTACGGATAAATCTTTTACAAATTCTTCATTTGCAAGACCTGATATGTTTTTATTATATGGCATTTAGTTAGCTGCTAAGAAAAAAGTTAAATCATCATCCAAATATTGAACATTCCCATCCAAATCAACTTTAAATTCAATTTTATATGTTCTATTAGCTTCCCAGTTTGAAAAATCTAAATTAATAAAATTTCCATCCGTATCACAGCTAATTTTTGAATAATTACTAAAAGGAATTATAATATCATCCGAACTAAAATCTTTTATTTGATAATAAGTTGTTTGTGGTAGATATTTAACATCATTATAAGAAAACTTATTTGCAAAAGTTTTTAGAGGAAACAACTCTCTTCCAATTATTCTTAATTTATTAGTTGTCTCTTTTTTATATTCTTTCTTAAAATTTTTAATTCCTACTTTTATATCCTCTGCCGTCAAAGGTAATAATGAACCAGTTTGAAAAGTTTGGTCATCCCAACCTATTCTAATTTTAGGTTGGTAAATAGTAAATGTTTCTTTACTAAATAATCTTACAATACCATAATCTTCAACATCTTTTTCTTTTTCCAAATCATATCTTAATAAAAATCCTTCGTTTGGTATTGAACCACTCATCCAAGATTTTAATATAGGTCTTACATCCATTTGAATGTCACCTTTTTCATAATTAAAAGCCTGTGATGCACTTTCATAACTCCACCATGTTCCACCAGCGCCGTTATTAACACTTGCAGAGGTATATGATGCTCTTATATTATCGTCATCCCAAACAAGTTTTGTATCACCTTCTCTATAATTCCAAGTTACACCTTTGGTTGTTACCGCATCAAATCTAGTTCCAATACCCATTTCCCAACTTTGATATACTGCATTTGCAAATATCGTATATTCCAATGGTATTTCTTCACTTTGTGCTTCTTTCATCAAAAGGGTAGCCTCTTGTAGTTTCTTTGAACCATTTGATAATGAAGCAGATAAAAATCCAGTTTCAAATTTAATTAGAGCGTGTGATACATCTTTTACGTTTCCGAAATATACCTTACTAATTTCTAATATCTCATCCAAACCAGTATTTTGATTTGGCTGTTGTAGATAAACCGTTGCATCTTTTGATGCTGTTAAAAAATAATATGCCATTATCTTGCTCTACCTTTTATGTCTGCATCTGGAAATTTAATTTCAAATATAGACGGGTCCAATGAAGGGTAAACTGTTTTATTTTTTGTTGCTTCAACAATGTTATAAGCATTTGTTGAATACTGACCACCACACTTATTTGTAATTTCTAATTTAGAAACTGATTTTACACCTTCAACATTTGCTAGTAACAATTCAACTTCACTTAAATTAATTGTTTGATTAAAAGTCCAATTATCAATATTGAAATAGTTTTGTAAATCTATAATACATTTTGCCAATACTTCGGATTTATTATAGTTTTCATAACAAACTACCTCAAAATTTAATCCAATATTAATAATAAAACCATCTAAAATATTTACACCATCGGTTAATATTTTATATTCATTTAAATAAGTTTTTAAGTTTTCTTTTACAGCTCTATTAATTGGTGTTAGTTTTCCTAATCCATCATAACCCAACAAATATAAATTTATAGCAAATGGATTATTTTTTTCATTTTCATTGGATGTTTTACCAACTAAAAATTGTTCAATTCTTTGTTCAACAATCCCTCTTGATGGCTCATTATCATCTGAAAGATTTATAAAGTCCATTACAATATCAACAAACTCTTGAAATCTATTTGGTGATGCCAAAATAGATGCAGGAGAATTATTATCAAGCGTTCCATCAGCAGTTGCAAAAGCTTTAGCAATTGCACCGTATTTTGTTGGCATTGATAATGCTCTTACTTGATAATCTCTTGCAGTAACAGCTCTATTTTGAGAACCAAAATTCGCTAATGCGTTTTCTCTGATTTCTTCTATGGTTTCACCACCTCTACCACCTGTTGCAGGTATTTCGTTTGTTACAGCTACAGAATTTTTAAGTGAATTATATGCACCAATTTGTGCTAAAGTTAAGTTTGATAAGTCATCTTCGTATTCTATACCGGTAATTCTAGTAAGCTGTCCTGCTTCTATATTTGATGAAACTCCACCACCTACAAAATACTTTACCGTAATAGTTGTATTTGATGGCGATGTACCATATGTTTTTGTTTTTAAGAAGTTTGTTGGGTCAAATGATTCTTCTAATCTACTAATAGAATTTGGTAATCCTAACCCTACGTTTTTAAGATTTGGAATTAATTGTTCATCGGATGCCGTTGGGTCACCAGCTCCAAATCTTATAGTTGTTGTACCATCCACATTTACTCTTGTTGTAAATCTTCTTGAAGTTTTTATTGTTTTTAATACATAAGGTACAGTTTCCTTAAATTGTACTAAATCTGGATCATTTAATTCAGTATTTGGATAATCTAAAAATACCATTTCTTGTGCCAAATATGGAACTTCATACCACTTATTACCGTTTGAGTCCCTTACATCATAAATTGAAATAATATTTGTATCCGGTAAATCAATGGTTTGAAAAGATTGATACGTTCCAAAATCATAAGATTCTTCTTTAACTAATGCAGATATTGCCTGAACATACTTTTTAATAAGATATAATGTAGGTTCTCCAGTTACACTATCTCTTTGGTAAACCGTCACTTCTCTATTAGCGCTTTCAGAAAAATCTATTTTATCTATTGTTCTAAAATTAATTTGTTCGGATGATGATTGAACAATCATTCCATCTTTAATTTTTAACATAAACCTTTCATCTGCTATATTAGCCGCGCCGTTTCCTATCGCTGGAACTATTTGATATACTGATAATGTTGTAGTTGAAGGAGATGTTACTTTTGGTCTATATCCTAAAAACTGCGATAATGCCATAACATTATTCAAATCTTCGGCAGTTGTAATTAACGATTCTTTTAAAGTATCATCAACATAAAAAGATAATACATCCCCAACATAAGATGCCATTTCAATAAACATCATACCCGGCGATGCTTCAGAAAAATCGGTATGAGTTTTTGGAAAATACGTTTTAGCAAATTCAATTAAATTTGCTTTAAAGTCATTAAAATCTTTATTAAGGTATTTAATATCTTTACCCTTATTTTTAAACGTCTTATTTAATGGTGTTAAACTCATATTATGGTGCTATTTGCTGAACATTAAAAGAAACTTCATCGGATAGACCTGTGTTTCTACTTCTAAATTTTAAAGAAATACCAACATAATTTCTATCTCTATTTTCGTTACTTATATCCACATTTATTTCATCTACTATAACATTAGGTAAATATCTATCTACCGAATCTGTAATTAAATCTTGTATTTTTTCCTCAAAATCATCTTCTGTGATTTGTTCAAATAACACTGTTTCTATACCGGCACCAAAATCAGGATTCATTACTCTTTCACCTTTTTTAGTCAGTAACAAATTTTTAATATTAGATTTAAGTTGGTCTAATTCGGTAAAATTTTGTGTAAAAGCTACATTACTTATTTGTATAGGAATTCTAATACCTAATGCATAATCTTCAAAAGGTTTAGTTTCAATTAATGGTTTTCTTCCTAATATTATAGCCATTACTTCTTAAATCTTTTTACAAGCTCAGAATAATCTCTATTCAACGCTTTATCTAATGATTCGTTACCGGTTTGAACACCTAATCCAGTTCTTTGTCCACCACCAGCAAATTCACCATAACCCATTTTTTCAGCTATCGCTGTTTTACCTATAATAGACCCCATATCACCTTGTCCAAAACTCATAGTTCTATAGCCACCATCGTTTGATACTGCGGCTCTAGTTTCATTAAGAATTTGGTTAATCATTGGGTTTTTAGTATAAGTTTTTTGTTCAACTACTTTAGGTTCATCATCACCCAAAATAGCTTTAGCCATACTTAATCCAGTATTTTTAGGTTGTTTTTGTTCGGAAATGGTTTTCTTTAATTCCGATTTAACTACCTCTTTTATAATGGTAGGAAGTTGTCTTTTTACTTCTTCTTTTACAAGGATTTGTATAGCTTCTAAAAGTTTATCAGTATTCATATATCATTTGTTATGTAAATAAATATTTAAAGTCTTTATTTTTGGGTTTATGTAATAAAAAGAGTTGCTTCTTCCTTTCTTCTTCTAACTAATCCAGGTAAAACACTACCCCCAGCGGTTATTGGTCCAGCTGCAATTAGTTGAGATGCAGCTCCAAAATTATTACTATTTAAAGCTTTAGCAAGTTCAACTTTTAAACTACCACAATTATAAACATAACTTATTAAAGAAGCCTTTTGTTTATTAGATAGACTATTAAAAACGGCTTCAGTTATTTTTCTTTCACCACTACCAACTAATCTATTTTTGTAAGGTCCTGAAACTTCATATTGTAACATTTTCAATGCCGCATCCACTGTGGTGGTATCGGTTTGCAATACATCTCTTATCTTTCCATCTGCACCAATAATTTTATCCGAGCCGAATCCTAATCTCCAAGCATTATAATCCCAAGCGGCTTTTGCGGCAAATCCTTCATTTTTACCAATAAACTGTGCCGATAATGTAACCCAATCTGCACTAAAATTTAATGCACCTAAATCAACTGAAATCGCACCTGAAAATCCGGGTGTAAATCCCCCACCCGCTCTAAATCCTGAAACAAATGGTTTTCCGGTATTAAATGTCCCAACTTCTACTACATCATCTATATTTTTTACAGGTGTATCTTCATCTGGAATATTGCTCAAATCACTTTCTTTTTTTATTTTTTTATCTACATCTTCTTCACTTGTTCCATTTTGTAACTCACTAGATTGTAATTGAGATTGTTGTTCATCTACGTTTTCTTTTGCTGGAAAATCATCTTCGTTAAGCTGTGTTGGTGTGGGTCTAGCACTTTCTACATTATAACCCGTCCAAGTTACTAAACCTGGAGCAGCAATAGTTGCAGGACCTGCTTGGTATAAAGTAGTCATATTTACAATACCACTTACAGTACCTAAATGTGCCTGGGCATATTTGATAAATTCATCTACAATTAAGGCCGTATTTTGAGTTGGATTTACTGCTGACATATATTAACAAATTACTAATCCGGCTACACAACTTGTTTTTATTTCATGTGTTCTTAAATAATTATCCGCGCCATTACCATCAACTCCGAACCACTTATTACCTTCTTTTTTCCAAAAAATACCAATATGATTAAAAGGTACTGTTTTACCAGGCCAATGATAAATAACTGCCCAACCTGGTTGTGGATTCACACTTTCATGTCCACCGTTTCTCAAATCTATAAGTCTTCCATTAGCACCTGCCCATGCAAACCAATCAGGTACCCAACTTCTTCTATAATCTCCATTAGGACCGTCACCGAATTTATTTGGATTTTTTGTTGCTTTAATACCAGCACCAGCTTCATCCCACCAGGTAGAAACGGTACATGCACACCAATGCGCAGGACTTGTTAATCCACAATTAGCTAAAATTTCAACTATTCTAGGATGTCCCCAATTAGAAAACTTTGGATTTTCCGCAACTGGTGCTGGTGGTGTTACTGTTGCATCTCTTAATGCAATTGCCAAAACCCTTTGACCTAAAGTTGCATTTGGTGGAAAAGTTGGAGGCCCATAAGGTCCACCACCACCGCCAAATCCTCCACCAAACCCAGCACCCGCTTTAAAACCAGAAACAAAAGGTTTACCGGTATTAAAAGTCCCCGCTTCAATTACATCATCAATATTTTTTACAGGTGCATCTTCATCTGGAATATCACTTGAATTTACGGTTGTTGTTTGAGTACTAACGTTTGTTTGAGTACTTGTTTGGGTTGTATTAGTTTGCGTATTATTTGTAGATTTTTCAACTGTTTGTGGTTCTAATGGTGTGTTTTTTAAAGGTATAGTATATTTTGTATTTTCTTCTAAAGCTCCTTCAAGATGATTTATTAAATCAGTATATGTATCTGCAATATCTTGTTTATTGTTTTCTAATGCAGTATCTCTTTTAGTTATTGCACTTTCTAAATTTTCTTGATACTGAATTCTTTCTTGTGGAGTTAAATCAAAATTTGATTCAACGCTTAAAAGTGGTTTTTGCCAAACTCCAACGTTAGTTGCTCTATTATCATTTACAGCAATGTTTTGAATTGCGTTTGGTACAGGTGGTAAAATAGTTGGTATAACATCATTACCCAAAATAGCCGTTGACCAATATATTTTAACCCCCTCTCCCATTTCTCCTACTAAATCATATGGTTGATTTGAAGTTAATCCTTTTTGTAAAGCACTTATAAATAATTGCTTCATACCTTCAACATCACCACTTCTTACTTTTGTTTTGTGAAACGCATCAAATCCTCTTTTAATCGCAGCATCATATTCTTTGGCATACGCGTCCGCTACAATTTCTATATTATTAATTGCATCTGGATTGTTTGAAACTCTTAAAATGTTATCTTTAAAAATTTGCCAAGACATTATTTAGATAGTTTTTGCATCCCCCAAGATACTAAATTAGGTTCTTCATTTTTATAATTTTCTATAAATAATTCCACAGCTCTTCCTTCGGTAACTTTACCTTTAAATGTAAATGCTCCAACTGGACCAACATATCTATCTCCTTCGTAAAGTCCTACATCAATTCGTTTTCCATCCCATTCATATTTGTAAGCCACTTTTCCTTTAGATTTTCCTGCTATAGCTTCATCTATTACTTTCTTTTGATACGCAAGTAATTCTTCTTTAGTTGCACTTCGGCTTTCAGGTCCTTTAAATGAAACTTCTCCATCATTAAATCTTGATTCCATATAAAAGTTTGGTAGATTAGCTCTCAAATATATTTTATAACCTTTGTATTCTTCTACAAAATTAGCTCTAGGGTCTTCTGGTGGTTTAGGTGGTGGCACTGGTTTTTGAACTGCGGGAGCTGGTGCGTAATCAAACTTCTTTTCTTCCTTTTGATAAATTGGTGGTTTTGGAGGAGTTTTTGGTTTGAATTTTTTTAATTGTGGAAATGCTGGTTTTTTAGGAATTTTAGGTAAATCTGGTATTCCCAATGAATCTTTTAATCCATTCAACAACTGTTTAATAGCGGCCGCTCCCCCATTAAATGCGTTCTCTAAACCACCTTTTACCAAACCTTCTGCTTTTGCAGCATTTTCACCAACAGCGCCTTTTATAGCGCCCTGTCCTGCTTGTTTTGCTTTATCTAATTTTTCTGACATATTACGCTGTTTGATTTATTTTACTTAAAATATCATTTAATTTTGATTTTATTTTTCCAAACTCCGGTCTATTTTTTGGTCCTTCCGCGGTTGGACCGGATGGAGTTAAAAATACCATAGTTCCTATTTGGTCAATTAGTTCCGATAATATTTCAACAAGCTTCTGTCCTTTAACTAAAGGTTCTAAATCTTTACTTCCTAAAAATATTGAACCATTACCAGTAAAAAAGTTTATATTTCTATCATTTGTTACAACATGAATATCTTCACCTACATTAACATTTATGCCTCGCTTATTATCAATGGACATTCCACCATCTGAAATAAATCCATAATTGCCTTTTGAATAAAAAAGCATTTCAGCATTTCTTGCAGATAATATTATTCTACCAGAATTTATTAATACTTGGTCACCTTTGAGTTCTGATGGATATGGTTTGAATGATAATGGTTTTTGTGAAAAATCCGTAGAACCTTTTTCATCAATTGTTCCAGGTATAAAAGGAACAACATACTGACCTGAACTCATTAATATTGTAGAACCATCTCTATTAATATCTTCGGTGATAGAACCAGATTTAGCCGAAAAAATTTGTGTTGATGATGCTTCTCTATTTCTTATTGTTACAGTTGGTGAAAATGTACTGCCAGGATTATTGTATGCCGATAATCTAATACTTTGACCAAATCTTGATTCAATTAAAGTATCTCCTTCAAATAAAGATAATCTATGTATATTTGTGGGAGAAAATACTTTACCATAACCACTTTCATCAGGCGCTAGACCATCTGCACTACTTCTTGGTGTTTGTGTACTTGCTACATTTTGATAATGTTCTGCTTTATTTGCACCACTTAAATCTTCTCTATCACTATTAATATTTAAAAATCTTGCATTAATTGTATTTGCAGAACTACTTAAATTTTTATTTCCTGCTACATCTTTTGCGTATCTTCTATATGTGTATGTGGATTCAATTTGGATTATTTCTACCATTTCATTTCTGATAGGTAAATCAATAAAATTTTTATTATGCGGATAGGCTAAAGGTAAACTTTCTTTACTGGTAAATGTATTTCCAAATTTTCTAAACACAACTGCTCCTACATCACCAGGTTCAGTATAACGCGGATGTGTATTATCTAAAATAACATCATAAACTACTGCATAATTTTGTGAAAGATTTAAATCATTATTTTGACTTAAATTACCTACACCATATCTATTAAAAGCCATTACTTTACTGATTTTTTAAGTTCTTCTAATTCAAATTCCAAATCATCTACTCTTTCAACTTCTTGTTTAGTTTCTTCTAATTCTCTTAATAATTGATTCTTTTCAAATTCAGTAAGAAACCCATCTTGTCCTTCCGATTTCTTTTCAGAAGCAACAATTTTTTGAACAATAGATGCCAACTTTACCAATTGGTCATCATTCTTTACTGAACTATCAATTAGACCATGCAATACAGGTCCTATGGTTGCAACATCACCCGAATGTTTAACCATTTTTTTAAGTTCTTCAATAAGTGAGCTTATTTTGTGTCTTTTAGATACCTGATTGTTATAGATATCTTCAAATAGGGAGCTTAAGTTTTTTCCCTTAAATATTTCAAAATCCGTTGACATACTTTACTATTTTTGTATGTCTATAAATATGTATAATGAAAAAAGTGGGTTTATAATTCTATAACCTCAATCTTTATCTTTGGTTGGTAATCTTTTGGAAGTTGGTTATTGATACCTTTAAACTCTTTAACTTTATTTTTAAAAATAGTGATTTCTAAAATACGGTCAGTAAGGTTCATTACAGTTTGTGAAGAAGTAGACATTTCAGATGTATCTCTTTTCATATTTAAAGCAGGCCTTTTTGGAAAGAATTCTTTTCTCATTGCCTGAGCTATCTCTTTCCAATCCTCAACTTTATCAACTGATTTCTCTGCTGATATTTTTCTCATTTTAGAACTCAAATATTTTTCACCATGCGTATATCCTGCATCAGTAAAAAGATGTCCATGATTAGTACGAACAACAGGTGATTCGGAGTTTTGTATTTTTATATCTGGCTTATGTTTTGATGTAGTTTCAATACTAACCATATGTTTTGGGGATGAAACAAATGTGTGCCCTTTAAGTGATAATCCACTCTTACCCTTATATGTTACAGCAGCTTTTAGTGCTTCTTTAATTGATGGTTGTTTTATAATGTTTCTCATCTTATCACCATCAGGACCCGGCTTACCGCCTTTCTTTACTATCTTTGCTTCTGCTTCGTCATGTCCCACTAATAGTGCAGAGTTTACTACACCAATACCATGCTCATTTAATCCTTCACTCCAATCAGTAATTAAATCATGTAGGTATGCAACTTCAACACCATCTATTATAGTGTGAACAATTTCAAGTTCAGGATTATAAGTTCTATCCCTATTTTTAGCAAGGATAAACTTATCTCCAACTTCTTTAGATACAATAATACATTCGTTTATCATCTTGCTAAGCTTTTGCACCAACTACTGTAATAACTTTTTGATAAAAAGATTCTATATCCTGCATTTCATCAATCTTCACTTTAAGTTTATCTAAATTCTTTTTAATTGCGTTATCAAATGTCACATCGTAATTTGCACCTTGCTTTTTCTTAATCATTGCTACCCAAATTACTGCTTGCATTTCCAATGGTTTCATTCCAAATTTACTTGCCAATTCTTGCGTTAATTTTGCAATATAAACATAATTTGCAGTCTTACCTAAAAACTTTGATTTTTCTTTTTTATCCATATGTGGGTAAAAAAATGATGCCATCCAAGTATCCATTGTAACCGGCAACCAACCACCTTCAAATTCGTAGTTTGGGTCTAATAGATTCAGAGTAAAAGAAAATACTTTTTCTGCTGATATTACAGTTTCAGTTCCTAATGCTCCAGAAGGTGTAAAGTGTCTTGCTATCTCATTTACTACATCTGATTTAGAAAAGTTAAATCCTTTTGATGAATATAGTCTTAATGCTCTCACTAAATTAGAAAGATATGATGGTAAGTTTCTAACATTCTTAACCATTCTTTCAATTGTTTCCATATCTCTAAATTCACCAGCTTTGATTTTTTTGTATAAATCATTTGGTTGCATAGAAATCATTTCATTAAATCTTTCAATTCTTTTTGGGTCTTTAATATCAGCTTTTATACCTTCAAAACATCTTGCGGCTAATAAAAAGTTTTGTGCTAATTTATTTTGTGGTGAAAATATTGCCATTAAGATAAGAAATAAACATCCATCAGATTCACCCAATGCACTTAACATCTTTTTATTCATATCTTCGTACCAACCCTTTGCTTCTAGTCCTGCTTCTAAAAATCCTTCTAAATTATCCAATACTCCTTTATCAACTGCAATAACATATCCACCTTTCTCTAATTCATCAGGTGACATTTTTGTGAAATCGGGTTTAGGTGCTTCTGAAATGTTTTCAGTAATATCATCAATATCAGCACCAAATTTGGAAAATAAATTATCCAACGCACCATATTGAGATGCATTTAATTTGAATCTTTTACTATTAGTTTCTTTTATTAAGCTACCTAACTTTATCATTACCCTTTGCAGGTTCTCCACCCACCACCTTTTGATTTGTAATTTTTTGCAGCCCATCCATTTGCATAAGCCGATGGATATACATCAAACTTTCTTTTTGCTGCCGCTTTTGATGCTGCCCATTTACCAGGATCGGTTGGACAATTCTTTTCTAAAAATAGTTGCATTGCTTCTTCAATCACTTCATGCTTCTTTCTACCTTGACAATGCGCTCTTTGTGAGAATCCTTTTGGGTTAGAACAATTGATTGATTTCTTATATTTTGCACTCCACTTCTCATTCATTTCGCCAAGTCCGCATCTTTCCATAAACTCATCAGCATTTACTTCAATTCCTTCTTTTTTGAAATCTCTTAATCTATCCAATGCCATTTGTTTGCGGTTATCTATATCTTTAACCTGAACTAGCATTTCAACAATACCATCAATCATTTCTTTTTGATGTGGTTGTTCTTCTTTTAATAAATTACTTAACTTTATCATGCTCCAGTTTTTACAAATGTTGGTTTTTGACCTTTTGATTTTTCACCACCTTTCTTAGCATCTCCTGCTTTAGACTGTGCTGCTCTTTTTCTTTTTACAAATGCTGCTCTACCATCAGGCCCTAACTTAGCTGCTTTTTCTTTTGATAAACAAGCTGCGTATGCATCGCCCGATTTACTATCACCACATTTACCTACCTTCTCACCTTTAGAGTTATATCTATCCCAACCACCACCGGTAGTAGAACCAGTCTTACCTTTACCAAACCACTTACGAAGGTCTTCCGCCATTATATCTCTTAATAGTATCATTATATCTTTTCGTAATAAACTGTCATACCTTCTTTATCTTCAATAGCGTATATATCACCTTTAAGTGAAGAAGTGTTTTTTATATCTTCAAAGTTTGCGGGAATTGCATCTTTTACTTTTACTTGTCTTTGGTAAACCACTTTTTTATTACGTGATACAACGATTGTCCAAGGACCGGATTGCGCACCTTTTCTTACACCGGCCATCATTTTAGACCAGTTTTTTCCTTCCATTAATAAAGATTGTAAACTTATCATTATTTTTTAACTTTGATTTTCCAATAAGTACCAAACCCAACATAAGGTGAAAATGCTCCATTAGTTCCATCGGTTGTTCTATTATTCACACCAATACCTAATTGATATAATTTATCTTTTTTAGTTTTAAGAATTACACCTGCTCCAACTGCTGATACATAATCTGCTTTGTTAAATCCAGCATTTATACCATAATATAATTGTGCTTTTGCAGGTTCTTTAACAATAAGTTCTTCTTTGATAATTCTTTCTTTAACTTTAGCATCCCAAGTTCTACCTAAAATTCTATTCTTTGTAATAGTATCGGTTAATGCAATAGTTCCCAAATCTCCATCTAATTTAAGAGTGTCTTTGTAAACTACCTTTGCTAAATAATCTTTTAATAATGCTGCAGTATCTACATTTACTAATTCTTTAAGAACTAAAGTATCTACATCAATTACTTCATGTACAATATCTTTACCCTTTTTAGTTACCGTTTTAATTTTTTCAACTTCTACAGTATCAATTGTGTGCTTTATAACTTCATATTTTTTACCATCAATTCTGATAGTTCTTCCACCTGGCATAACTCCACCTGGGTTAAACCACTGTAATAAAATCCATATTACTAACGCTACGATAGCAATATTCTTAAAATTCAAGTATTTTTTCATAAGACGTATTTTTATAGGTATAAATATTAGAATGCCAGTTTTGAACCAATCTGAATATTATGCATCAAATTGAAGTTTGGTGTTAATCCAATTACCGCTTTATAGGATGCTCCGAAAGCAAACCTTCTACTCAATTTATATGCATAATCAGTTCCCACAATAAAGCCAGGTGAACGATTAACCATAGTTGCTAAAGTGTTTGTATTATAACTAATTGGCTGGTTCATTACGAATACTGATGGAGATAATGTGGTTTTTTTATTGACTTGATAAGGTTTAGTCCAAAATCCTACAAACGAAGTCATAAGAGAATAGTTGTAGCCGGTGTTTTCAGAATTTCTCATAACCAAATGAATAAGACCAGCGTTCATACCATATGTGCCATATTTAGGATGTGGTTTAATATATGTGTATCCCTGCATTGCCATCCACGTTCCTTTTAGATATGCGAATGTTGCTGAATAAGAGTGGATACCATTTAGTTTACCTTCTTCAAAGTCCATCTTAGTCATACCACCACTCACCGCATATTGGTCTAAAGTACTCCATATAAGTGCGGTAGCAGAATATGATTTATCACCCATTAGAGATGATTTAGAGATACCAACACTCATCATCATAGATACCCTTTGGTCAGGTCCTTGCATACCTGCCAAATCGGATGAAAGTATCATTGGGTTTAGAGCTTGAACTCTACCTTTTTTCTTTTCTTCTTTTTTCTCCTCTTTCTTTTCTTCCTTTTTTTCTTCTTTAGACTCTTCCTTCTTCTCCTCTTTCTTTTCTTCCGATTTAGTTTCCTCTTTTTTCTCTTCCTGTTTTTGCTCTTGCTTTTGTTCTTCTTGCTTCTGCTCTTGCTTTTGTTCACTCTTTGTTTCTGTCTTTGTTTCAGATTTTTGTTCCGAAGAACCACCACCAGATGAACCACCAGAAGATGATGAACTACTGGATGATGAAGATGAACTACTACTGCTTGAAGATGAACTTGCAGGCGGTGTAGATGATGTTGATGCAGATGCTCCACTACTTGCAGCTCCCGCGCTTGCTGATGAAGATGCTGCGGATGAAGCTGAACTACTTGCTGCAGAACTTGCCGATGATGAAGCCGCTGAACTTGCGGCTGATGATGCTGCTGAACTAGCTGCAGAACTTGCTGCTGCCGCTGCTGTGTTTGCCGCCTGTGCGGTTGCTTGTGATACAGCTTGTGTTACTGTCTGCTGAACAACCTGATTAGTTGGGCAGGCCATAGTTGAATAAGCTGCATAAGTTGCATTAACCCAAACCTGAACTGCTCCACTTTGAACTTCCGCAGGAGTAAATGTTTTTACCTGATTGTAGAAAGATACCGTTGCAAAACCATTAGACATAGTTGTAGTGGCGATTTTTACTTCACCACTACACTTGTCCACATAGGTTTGTGTGTATATTTGTCCACTAGCTTTCCAGCTGAGACATATAATAAATAAAATACTTAATAGACCTTTTAATGCTTTCAAAAACTAACAATTTACTAGAAATTTAATCCTAATCCGAATTGAGAATAACCTCTAATTGGTTCGTGGTCAAATTTCAAAGTAAAGTTTTTGAAATCCCTCATTGCTCCAACTTTAATTGATGCAAACTCTGAATAAGATTTAGGGAAGGTAATTTCGCCAATAGCATCTTTACCTCTATATCTTACTCTTTCATTTCCAAAACCTAACATAGCATGAACACCAGTTCTGCCAAATCTTTTACCAGCTCCTAAATATAAGCTTCGTTTTTTAACTAAATCGTTTATAAGCGGAAAATCAACTCGTGTGATTGTTCCATACGGAAAGAATGTTGAACGGTCTATTTCATAAGTGGAACTGAAATCCATTACAAAATATCCTCTATTACCGATTGTGAAAAATCCACCAATTTGCCTATCAGTTGTTTTGTGTAAACCGAAACTGATAATTGGTTTTTTTCCTTTAATGGTATCTCTCCTACCATCTTCGTAAACATATACTCTTTGTGGTTGTCTATATCCCCAATCATTCCAATAAAATGAAGGTGTATAGAAATTCCAACCAAATGCAGGTGCTCCCCACATATTCCATCTATTCCAACCCCATCCCCAACCCCAATCATTCCATAACCAAGGGTTATTGTTAATGATTATGTTAGAGCCTGGTTTTGTTGGTTGTGGCCTGTTAAATTCTCTAGGTGAAGAATTTCTCCACATACTTACATCACTTCTTTGTCCCATTATTGATGGACCTGATGGTGATGCTGATGGTGGATTACTTCTCCAAGAAGAGACTTGAGAAAATGCCACCATTGGTAGTAACATTATTAAGAATAAAATCTTTTTCATAAGTCCTCCTTTTTTAGTTACCTATAAATATAAAAAAAGGGAGTTTAATACTCCCTTTTAATTTTTCTTTAACAACTTATTAAAACCCTTTTGATGGGAATCTAGTCCATCCATTACTCCATACAGGTTTAGAAAGTGTTTCTAATTCTGATTTTGTATAAGTTTTTTCTACATTTCCTTCTCCCAATGCTTTTTCTTTCATTTGAGCTGCGGTGAAAATAGTTGATGTAGATTTGAAATTTAGAAGCGGGTCAAACGCTTGAATTTCGTTGTTAAGAAATTTAGAAACCCCATCTTTGTATGCCTGTGCGGTTTCGTTACTTTCAATAGAGAATGCTCCCTTCTGATAACCCAATACCTTTGAGTTTGTTATTGTGAATTGCGTTGCACGTCTCCATCTTAAACCTAAATTGTGGTTTGATAATGCGGTTGCATCAAATGGTCCAATAAGAATCATACCATTTAATTTAGGATGTGTAAAAGGTTGTGCAGTTGAACCCGTTCCATCGTTATCACATTCTACACCATTTCCAGCATCACCATTATCTACAAATTGTGGGTCTCTCTTTGCCACACCATTTGTTACAGTTCCAGTATATCCAAAATCAAAATCGTAATCATCATCTGCGGTTGCATATGCGTATAGATTTTTAGGTGATACAGTTCCACCAAAGAATTCAAATGCATCATCATTAGCGTAGATAGTTTGAACATTCTCAATGATTGTTCCACTACCAACTCCACCTAAAGTTAGTGCGTTAATTTCAGAGTTTGGCATTGCTGCAATACCAGCATATTCAATTCTTACATATTTTAGAACACCACTATTATCGTTGTCCAAAGTTCCACCATAAGCTCTACCTACACCACCTTCAATAGTTGGTTCAGTTGCTCTATTGGTTTTAGCCATACCCAATATTACAATACCACCCCAATCACCAGGTGCTCTTTGACCTTCTGGTTTGCCTGAAGTGAATACGATTGGTTTTGTTGGAGTTCCTTCCGCAATGATTTGTGCACCTCTTTCAATAATCAATGCGCCTTTCTCAGCAATATCAGATACGATTGTTGTTCCAGGCTGAATGATAAGACGTGACCCATTTGTGATATAAACATATCCTTTTAATGTCCACACTTTATCTGCTGTTAGAGTGATAGTTTCTTGGTAAGTTCCATTAAGTGTTGTTGTAAGTGGAACATTGATTGGTCTATCATCACCACCCAAGTCTTTATTACAACTACTAAATAATCCTAATAATAAAATGATTGCTAATAGCTTTCTCATAGATTCAAATTTAATGTTAATGAAATCGTTTGTTCGTTGTTTGTTTTTATTAGATTTCGGTTTTGTAACTTTTGGTAATAGATTGATGGTTGCGCAAATACATCACCTATTGCCAATTTTATTTCTCCTTTCGGAAGTTTATGTAAAAGAGTTATATCCAATACATCTCTACTATTTTCAAAAATGTTTGGGTAACCCTGAAATCCTACTGCTGATATTCTATCTCCAACTCTATTGTAAGTTAAGTTAATAGTATTGTTTTTTTTGTGAATGTTTATTCCTGCGTTTAACACATAGTTTGATTGTCCCTGCAATTGTCTTTTTACACCATTCACTTCTACTTCTGAATTCATTACCGAAGCATTTGTGTAGAAATCAAACCAACCATTTATTTTCTTTCTTAATTCAAACTCTAAACCATATAGGATAGCTGAATTAGGATTTGTGTAAGTTAATAATAAGTTTGATGGAACTGAACCATCTGCTACAATTTGTTCAATTGGTTTAATGAAGTTCTTGCCAAATAGAGAAAATGAAATGTTCTCACCTACCTTTGGATACCATTCGTATTTAAGGTCTACATTATATATGTCAGATTTTTCTAACTTTGAGTTTCCTAATATTTGTGCGTTTCTTACAAAATCATAAT